GACAAGCAACTACCTTTGAATAATTCTGATAGGATTAGTTTAAGGGTTCAAGTAAATGAATTAATGGGAATTTATAAGTAACAAAATTATGGACGAAAGAGATTATCAAGCAATGAACAAAGACATGAAAAACGAAAACATATTTAAACAAGCAGTCGACCATTTCGGAGTAGAAAATCAACTGTTAAAATTAGTTGAAGAAATGGCCGAACTTACTCAGGCAATTATCAAATATAAGTTTGAGCCAAGTTCACAAAACTTTAAAAACTTAATAGAAGAGTACGTTGATGTTGAAATTGTTAAGTCGCAAATAGATGAAACAGAATTGATGTATCATGCTGAATTAATTTATTTAGATTTTAGAGTCGAAAAGATTCATAAACTCAGACAATTGTTAAAAACTTCTGAAAAAACTAAGGTAGATAATTAGTAATATTGTATCGGGTTTCGCAGCCTATAAAAACAATAACTAAAATATTTAATCAAGTCCGTTATTAGTTGATTGGGTTCTATTGTACCCTTGCGAAGTCAACGAAGTAGCGGACTTTTTATTTACAACGCTTAATCAATGCGAAATTGATTACAAAAAAATGGCATATCAAATTATTTTTAGTTCAACTGAAAGAAGCAGTTCAGACTCTACTTTAATGGTACAAGTGACCTCATTTAATGAATTATTTATTGAAATAAATACTGAAGGTTTTCCACCTTCATACGTTTGTTTAGACAAAGAAACATCTATTAGACTTGCAAAGGAATTAAGAAAACAGATTTCATTTTTGGAGGATTAGTCATGGCAAAACTTAGAAGCGTTTCAACAAGTTTTTGGAGTGACCCATGGATTGAAGAATTATCACCATCCGAAAAACTACTTTACATTTATTTTATTACCAATGAAAAAACAAATATGTTAGGTATTTATGAAGTATCTATTAAAAAGATTTGTTTTGAAACGGGATTAAATAAAGATGTAGTTTTAAAATCATTTGATACATTTAAGGAGTCGGGAAAGATAAAATATGAATACAACTACATTATTTTAGTAAATTTTATTAAACATCAAAATTACAACCCTAATATGAAAAAGGCTGCAATTGAGTGTTATAATAATTTACCTAAAGAGTTGAAAATAAAAGATTTAAACATATCTAAATTAAACCCTTTGGAAGCCTTTGAAACCCTTTCAAACCATTTGGGAATGGTTCGGAAAGTAGAAGTTGAATATGAAGTAGAAGATGAAGAAATTATTGATGTTTTTTCTTTTGATGAATTTTGGGAGATATACCCACATAAGACAGGGAAGAAAGTTTGCAAACCTAAATTTGATAAACTAACTAATTCAGAAAAGGAACAAATCAAAAACAGTATTCACAAATTCTTAAACCATAAACCATTTCCAAACTATACACATCCAAACCCTGAAACATACCTAAATCAAAAAAGGTGGGAGGATGTGATACCTGAAACAATAAATCAACCAGAGCAAAGAGAAGAAACCGAAAGAGAGTACAGACAAAGAACTTGGTTAGAAAGAAACGGAGGTAATCTATGAACGTAAAAATTATTGATTACTCTAAAAAAGCACTTCAATTTGAAGATTACCATAAGTCAGGCGGTACTCAGTTAAACTATGCAGGGTTTGAATGTTTGAATGGAGTCTTTAAATTCTCACTCGATGGTGTAACAGATATTACGGGTTTGCCCCATAGTGGGAAAACTGAGTTTGCCTTAGAATTGCTATTTTATCAAACAGAAGCATTTGGATTAAGACACTTACTTTATGCCCCTGACATTGGCAGTTATAACGAGATTAGACGTAAGTTGTTAGTAAAACATTATAGACGTTCTTTTCGTGGTTATGAGAACTCAATTACTCAAACCGAAATTATAAAAGCTACTGCATGGATTGATACTTACTTTTTAATTGCTCAAAAAGACGATGCAAAAAAACCATTAACACCGATTGACTTATGGAATTTTGGAGTAGATTACGAAGATAACAACGGACCAATTAATACTGTTTTTATTGACTCATGGAAAAATCTATTTCACGATTTACAACAATTTGGAGGGCGTGAAGATTTATATTTGGATTACGTTTTGGCTTACAGAAACGAATTAGCAGAAGCGAAATGCAAACACCTGATGACAATCGCACATCCAAAAAAAATGGAAATAATGATGCCTAAAGACGGGAGCAAACCAAAAAGGAGAGTGCCTGATGCAGACGATATAAAAGGCGGTTCTGCCTGGAATAGTAACGGCAAAACAATTATTACAGTTGATTATCCTGAAAAGCAAAAACAAACAGTTGATTTGTACTTTAATAAGGTTAAACCCGATGTATTGGGGAAAGCAAATGTATTATTTGAACCACTTGAATTCGATTGGCGTAAAAGTCGATATAGAGAAACTATTGAGGGCAAAATCTGCTATGCAGGAATGGGTAAAGAATACCGAGAAAAAGGTGAATTTATAGGATTTGCAAGCCAATCAAACAACGATATTAAACCAATAGAACAAGCACCATTTTAAAAACAAACAATTATGAATTTAAAAAAACAAACACAAACAAGACAAATTAAATTTAGGGCATGGAATCCCGATGATAAAAGAATTGAATATCCATTAGTATTCGCAATATGTAGCAATGGCAAATTACAGCCATTAATTAAATGCTCAGATGGGAATAGAGCTTACAAAGATTACCCAATCATGCAATACACAGGACTCACCGACAAAAACGGAAAAGAAATTTATGAGGGTGATATTGTGCAACGTGGAGTAATTACTTTTAGTCGTGGCAAATTTCAAGGTACTTATTTTGATAGTAATGGTGATTTTGCCGAAGATTGGGAAGATGATTTGTGCCAAGAAAAAGATATTGAAGTATTAGGAAACATATTTGAAAATCCTGAATTATTGCAATCATGACACCGCAAGAATTAGAAGAAATCCAAGCAAATCAAAAGTGGTTTGAGTTCATCTCGACTTTAAGACCTTATCTAAGTAAAAAGCAAGAAACCCCGATTTGCCAAAGAACGGAGAACCGCCACCGCCACCAAGTCCATTTGAAATTAAAGGAGGTAGTGCAGTTTACTCCAAGGCAATGAATCTTATTTGTGTTGATAGGCCACTTGAAAAGACTGGCGAAGGATTCAAACAAACAAATCAAGCCATGGTTGTAGTGCATAAATTTAAGCCAAAAGGCCATGGAGGGAAAGGGACAGCAAAACTTGAATTTGATTATTTTAAAAACTGCTACTATGAAAACAGAGGCGAAAGGCTTTACTTGCCAACACCATTTAATGGAATCAGCGAATTAAAAGAGCAATCAAACAACGATATACAACCAATTACAGCACCATTTTAAAAACAAACAATTATGAATTTAAAAAAACAAACACAAACAAGACAAATTAAATTTAGGGCTTGGGACAAAACATACAGCCTAATGAATTACAAAGTTCAAGTTGGCAATACTGACCATGCAGACCCCAATTACACTTGCAATAGCATTTGGGTTGATAGTGGTGATTTTAAAACTATTGGTTGGATGAATGCAGATGAAAATTGTATTGACCTTATGCAATTTACTGGACTTAAAGACAAAAACGGAAAAGAAATTTATGAGGGTGATATAATTCAATGGACCTCTTCAAATGTTTTTTCATTAGGAGAAATTAGAAAGGTTCAAATAAATTATGTTCAGGCTCAATATTGGGGACAAGGCAGAAATTTAGGAGTTTATTTAGCCGAATTATTAGCTAATGAAAAATGCGAAGTAATTGGAAACGTATTTGAAAATCCTGAATTACTACAAGAATGACACCGCAAGAAGCAATAGAAATCCAAGCAAATCAAAAGTGGTTTGAGTTCATCTCGACTTTAAGACCGTATCTGAATAAAAAGCAAGATTCACCTATTTTTCAATTAAACGCCATTTTAAGCACTTTTATTATTGAAGCTGAACAAAGTATTGACTTAATAGTAAAAGACTCACTAAGGCAAGAAAAGCGGGCAAAATTGGCTAAATTATACGAATGCTACAACTTAGCAACTCAATCAATGGGTATTCAGGTAATTTACGAACAAAAGAATCTAAGGCTGCAAGTCAGGTTGGATGAAGTCGAGAACTTACTTATCGAATTAGCAGCCGAAAATAAGAGATTAAAAGAGTTAAATGAATTTTAAAAGCCAAACATGAAAAACAAATATTACATAAAAAAAATTAGCAGAAACACATCAAAAGTATTATTAGATAAATTTCACTATTTGCATGAAGATGGTAATTTTAGAAGTGGAATTAATTTTGGATTGTTTGAAAATGATACTAAATGTTTAATAGGTGTTTGTGTTTTTCATTCAGTTTCTGCAAAAGAAATAGTTAAAGGTTGTTTTAATATTCAATCTTATAGGCTTGATGGGTTTTATGAATTAGGTAGATTATGCTTAAATCCTCATAAATTTGTAAAAAATATAACATCATTTTTTTTAGGTTCATGTATAAAAATGCTCAGAAAAGTTAAAAATGTTACAGCTATTTTAACCTATGCTGATAGTGATTTTCATACGGGCTATATTTATCAAGCTTGTAATTTTAAATACTTTGGATTAACTGATAAGAAAAAAGATTTTTTTATATTGCAAAATGATGGCAGTTATAAGAAACTTCAAAGGGGTAAGTGTAAGCATTTAATTGGTGAATGGAGAGATAAAAGCCAAAAACATAGATACTTAATTATTTATGACAAAAATTTAAAAACAATTTGGAATGAATTGCCATATCCGAAAAGTAAACAAAACGCAAATTTTAATTATGATGTTAGCGAAAAGCCAAAACTTAATTACACACCAATTGAATCTATGCAGTTTGAATTATTTTAAAACCCTGATTTATTGCACGTTGCAAATATTCAAATAAAATAAACGAAATAAATCAAAACTTCTATTACATTTGTATCACCAAACAACGAAACAATGACAACTTTAAACGAAACAATTGCAGACGCACAAAAAGTAATGATAGCAAATAATTTAACTTTTGCTACTATTTGGAAAACAGGCAAATCTTACGGCTTTAATTTTGATAAACAAGCAGTTGGATATTCTGTAAAAGAATACGGAGTGAAAAGAACTGTTGTAAGTGTAATAAATAACTAAACATGACAATACGCAAAAGAGGGGGGCAAGCTAAACCCCCCGAAGAAAGAGTGGTGCAATTTTGCATCTATACTAAACGTAAACATATCGACAAATTAGGACGTGACAATGCCCGAGAGATAGCTGAGAAGGCTATTTTAAAGGCAATTGAAAAGATTAAGTAATTAAAACCAAACAATTAAACATGGAAAAGTATCAAGCATGGGTTAATCTGTATGATAATGGAAACATAACCTATCATTTAATTGAAAGTGAATCAAAAGAATATAAGAATATGTTAGCTATAAAAGGAATTGAATGTGTTGAAACTCGCTTAATTGAATGGGAGGGTTAATCGTAATTAGTGAATAAAAAGCAAATAATAGAGGCGTTGTATCGAGATAAACAATTCAAAAAAGTTTGTCAGAATATTGCGCCTCCTTCACTTTGCGAAGATTTATTTCACGAAACGATTATGGTTTTTTTGGAAATGGATGAAGAAAAGGTAATTAAAGCCAGTTTGGAAGGCTATTTAAAATGGCTGTTTATTCGTATTGCTTCAAACTCATTCAACTCTAAGACTTCACCATTCTATCATAAGTACCACCACAATGACGATAGATATGATTTAAGCGAAGCAAAGATAAAAGAGGTAACTAATATCAATGAAGGCTATGAAAGTAAATTTAAACAACTTATTGAATCAATCGAAAGTGAAATTGAATGCTTAGATTTTTACGAAAAGGAACTTTTAAAACTTTACATCAAATTTGGAAATTATCGGGACGTGTCAAGGGAAGTCGGTATTAAATACGAATCAGTAAGGCACGCCATAAGATTAGCGATTGAAAAAATAAAACTAAAAAATGATAAACTTTATAATGATATGCTTAATGAGCGTGTCGAGTGGATTTGTAATATCTGAGTTAATAATTGAATGGAGTCAAAGGTTATTCAAGATATACCCGATTAAACCCTTTTCGTGTGGTTATTGCCTATCCTTTTGGTTCGGGTGTGTATTGGCTTTATATTTTAATACCAATCTATTAGAAGTTATCTTATACGGTTTTAGTTCGGCTTATCTTTATTATTACTTAAACAGACCATGACAGAAGATATTTACAATTTACTTTTACCACTTAAGGGTAAGTGGGAAACTTACAAAGAACATCATTACAGCGAATTTACGAACATTGATTACGAGATAGTAAAAGATGCTTATGCGAAATTGCATGGACCGCCACCTCGTAACCTATCTTGCCAGTCTTGCATCAGAGAACTATTAAGAGTAGTTTTTTTGCCGTTCGATAATTTTAAACCCGAAATAAAACAAAATGCTAAAGTTAAAACATTCAGGAAACGCAGGTGACATTCTGTATAGCTTGCCTGCAATACGTCAAGCCTGCTATAATGCAAATGATAAGGCAATACTTTACTTACACATAGACCAACCCGCTAACTATGTTAAAGGGTTCGTTCACCCATTAGGTAACGTCATGTTGAATAAGTACATGGCTACAATGCTCAAGCCATTGTTATTAGCTACCAATTTTATTGAAGATGTGTTGATTTACAACGGTCAAAAAGTTGATTACGATTTAGACAAGTTTAGAGAAATCGGTTTAAATCTTGGAGCGGGGAATATATCGAGGTGGTACTTTCAGACGTTCCCTGAATTGACTTGTGATTTAATTGAACCAACAATAAAAGTTCAAAAGTATAAAAATTTAGAAGATGCAATATTAATTAATAGAACTGAACGCTACCAAAATGGGCAAATAGATTATTCAATACTCAATCAATATAAAAACCCTAAGTACTTTGTGGGAACTGAACACGAATTTCATTTAATGAGTAAAGTAATCAAAAACTTAGAATACGTTCAAGCAGTTAATTTTTATCACGTTGCAGAGTTAATTAACAATTGTAAAGTATTTATTGGCAATCAATCAATGAACTTTGCCATATCTGAACAATTAAAATCAAATAGAATCTTAGAAACTTATTTCGGATGTCCTAACGTAATTCCATGTGGGGGCAAAGCGTTTGACATATTTAATCAAGAGGGATTTGAATATGCACTTAACCAATTTTTAAAATGAGAGAACACTATACCAAAACCCCCGAAGGTAGTTACAAATCTAACTACTTTAAAAAGCCTGAAGATATTTACTTAGACCAATATTGGTCAGCAAAGCAAAATCATTCAACTATTCATGAGCAAGTTAACAACGTAAGAGAAAAGAATGAACTTGTAAAAGAAGCATTAACCAATATTGAACCTAAAACTATTTTAGAAATAGCTTGCGCTCCGGGTATTCTTTTAGGTGAATTATCTGAAACCTTCCAAACGCATGGAATCGAAGTCGATGAAGTTTACAAAAATGATATTCAACATTTGGCACAATCGGCTAAACTTGATTTTGGTTTCTTTCCCGAGATTACGAAAGATTGGCAGCCTGAAACATTCTCAAACATTATAGCCTTAGACGTATTCGAACACGTTGAGGACGGCATGGCATTTTTAAAAGAGTGCCACCGATTACTTTGCGAAGGTGGGAGGCTAATAATTCAAGCACCGATAATGTTTGAACCTGATATAATGGATGAAAAGCAATTCCACGAAACTGAACACATTTGGATTTATAGTTTAAATCATTTAGTAGATATGGCTATGCGTTGCGGTTTGTATCTTAAAGAATGTTCACAATGGAAATTAGGGCATGAACAAATAGTTTTTATAAAATGAAAATATCAATAAAAATAAAAGAAAACGAGTATAAGTTTGAGGACTTTATAATTACTCATTCTTCTAATCAGCACAAGCAAATATCTGATTTATTACATGAAATTTGTATTACTGAATCAAAGCTAAATGCTTCAATAAGTGTAGAGCCTGAAAGATTTATCAAGTTAAACCCTGATATTAATTTAAAAGTATGAAAATACTTCAAGTTTGTGACAAGAAAATAAGCGGAGTTGAATATCACCGACTTTTAATTCCACATGGAAAGCTAAACGAATTAGAGGAAGTCGAGATAACAACTGCTCACATCATTGACCATTTGCCCGATTCATTCTTTCATCAATTCGATTTAATCGTTTCAAGTTCAGTAGTTTCAAAAATGGGTTTTCAAGAAATACTCTGGAAACAAATTAAACGAATCGGAATCCCTGTTATAATTGATAGGGATGATACATGGGTGTTGCCACATAATCACCCACTTAAAAAAGATTGGGTCAACAAAAAGACCGCTCAACAGATTACCTACAACCTGCAGCAAGCAAATGCAGTAATGGTAACGACCGAACACCTTGCAAACATGGTGAGTCCATTGAATAAGAATGTTCACGTTATTCCAAATGCAATCGACTTTAGTCAGGACCAATTCAAACCTGACCTAAAAGTAAAGCGAATGAAAACGGACCACATTCAAATAGGTTGGAGCGGGTCGGTAACACATCACCACGATTTAATACTACTTGCAGAATCATTCTTACAACTAAAATCAGACCCCGAAACTCAAAACAAGTACAGACTAATCTTGAGCGGATTTATCGAAGGAGACGCTATGTGGAAAGAGTACGAAAACATTTTCACGAGTGGTTACCGAATAAGTCAAGAACAATATTGCAGGATAAACGGAATGGATGCCTTCACCTATGCCAGTGCTTATGATATGTTTGACATTGGTTTAATCCCTTTAAAAGATACACCCTTCAATAGATGCAAGTCTGAATTGAAGATGCTTGAAATGGGTGCAAAGAAGGTATCTGTAATCGTTTCAGATGAATATCCCTACACCAATATAGCAAAGAATAAAAAGAACTGTCTGACGGCAAATAAAAAAGAATGGTTCAAACAAATGAAAAAACTCATAACTTTGCCAGAGTTAAGAAGTGAACTATCTGAAAACCTTTACAATGAGGTTAAAGAGAATCACAATATAGAAAAGGTAAACGAATTAAGATTAGAATTATACAAGGAGGTAATAAATGCACCCAACAAGAATATTTAAAACACCTGATGAACTTTATGCAGCTTTCGAACGCTACAAAAAAGACCTTGACGAAAAGGCCAAAGATTGGTTAAAGGTTCAATACGTTGGTAAAGACGGTGAAAGAGTAACAGACAAATACAAACTGCCTTATACGTTTGAAGGATTTAAGGTTTATTGCTATAATGAATACGGCAAAATTGAGCAGTATTTTGTTAATAAAGACGGACTTTATGATGACTTCGGGAGTATCTGTTCGCATATAAAAGAAGAAATCAGAAACAATCAAATCTTAGGTGGGTTAATTGGAATCTACAATCCTTCTATTACTCAAAGACTTAACGGCTTAACAGATAAGACTTCAAGCGAACATAACATCAACGTCAATAAATTACCTGATTGGTTGAGTAATGATTTGAACGTGGAACAATTACCAAAACAAAACTAAGTGTTTCACCTAAAATCAATAGTTTACAAAGACAAAACCCGCATTTTAAGTTATATCAATTTGCCAAAACATGACTCAATACAATCCTAATCTTTTATTCATAGAACAAAACATTAAATCAAAGCGTGTGTTAGCCCTGCAAGGCGGCACACGTTCCTGACTGGCAAAACCTATTCCGCCCTTCAATGGATTATAAGAACGTGCCATAAGTATCAAGGCATGACTATTTCAATAGTGCGTAAAACCTTACCTGCTTTAAAGTCATCAGCTATGCGTGACTTCATCGAGATAATGAATAGTTTAGGTTGGTACAACGAAACTGACCATAACAAAACAGAAAACACTTACTTACTTAATAAAAACCTGATTGAGTTCTTTTCAATAGATGACGCTAAAAAGATTCGAGGCAGGAAACGTGACATACTATTTATTAACGAAGCAAACGAAATAGACATTGAAGATTGGCGTCAATTACTTTTAAGAACATCAGGAAAGGTTATCATTGACTACAACCCCTCAGACTTCGAACATTGGATTTATGACCAAGTACTTACCCGAGAAGATTGCTCAACTTTAATAACCACTTACAAAGATAATCCCCACCTACCTGATGCACTTAAAAGAGAAATTGAAAGTCTTAAAGATGCAGACCCTGAGTACTGGAAGATATTCGGATTAGGTGAACGCGGTCAGTTAGTTGGATTAGTCTTTAACAATTGGGTTAATTGTTTCGCAGTTCCTGAGAATGCGAAGTTTATCGGTCATGGATTGGATTGGGGTTTTACGAATGACCCCACAGCTTTAGTTTCAGTTTACAGACGTGACAATGAATTGTACTTAGTTGAGAAACTTTACGAAAGAGGATTGACTAATCAAGACATTGCCAAGAAACTAACTGAATTAGGAATCAACAAAAGAGATGAAATCTTTGCTGATAGTGCAGAGCCTAAAAGTATTGAGGAAGTTTATCGAATGGGATTCAACATCAAACCAACGGCAAAGGGCAAGGACTCGATTATTAATTCAATCGACATTCTTAGACGTTTTAAAATCTTTTTAATCGGCTCAAATCTGCAAAAGGAATTCAGGACGTATAAGTGGAAAACAGATAAGGCAGGCAAGGCAATTAACGAACCTGTGGACTTCAATAATCACTTAATTGATAGTAGCAGATATTTAGCTTTAATGAAACTAAACGAGAACTTAAAAGGGAAATACGTTACAATTCGAGCCTAAAATAATACTTTAAAACAATGCGAAAGATATACGAAGAATTAAACCTAAGTCAAGCAATCGAACTAAATTCTATTAATAAGCATTTGGACCGCTTGGAATACGCAGCCAATAGACTTGCAATCGTGTTCAAAGTTCCTGTTGTGGAAATCTACAAAAGAGAAGTTGAAGATATATTCGCCTTAGATAATAAGTTGAGTCAACTTGAAAGTCTACCAATAGCAGCAAAGTTAAAAGATAAGATTAAGATTGGCGGCAAGTGGTTTAAGGTTGATTACAACGTGAGTAAATTAACAGCGGGCCAATTCATCGACATTCAGCACTTCGCATCAACTGACCCCGCAAAGAATGTTCATAAGATACTTGCATCAGTAATTAGACCTATTGGCGGTTGGTGGGGATTGGGAAAGGTTGAGGAGTATAACGGTGATAACCATGAGGAGATAAGTAATCACTTACTTGAGCACATGACAATATTACAGGCTTATCCGATTACGCTTTTTTTTTGCCAAATATTAAACAACTCATTGAAAGATATCCAAACTTATTCCCTCAATCAACTAAGGGAATTGGAGAGGAAACTCCAGGAAACGAATTCGCAAAAAAATGGGGATGGGTTGCCACAATAGACAACCTGTCAAACAACGATAAAACGAAATGGGATTACTTCTTGAACCTACCGATTATTCAATTCTTAAACTTATTAAGTTACCACATAGACCACTCAGAAGAAGTCAGGAGAGCAGCAAGTGAAAAAAGTAGATTATAAACAATTATTAGGTGACTTAGGCGAGAACCCTGACCAATACGGAGTAGTGCAATTTGATACTATAATTGGAAAGGCATTATATCAATTTGCATCAGCACTAACAGACGTTTTAAAATCTAACTTAACAGAGAAGCAGGCGTACTATTCCGAATCGGAGTTGCTTCAATCAATCATTGCATTACCCGTTCAAACAAGAGGAAAGAACTACTTAGTAACTATTCAAGGGAATGATTATGCCTTCTTCGTAGATAAGGGAGTAAGCGGTACAAGAAATAAGTTTAATAGTCCTTTTAGTTTCAAGAACGAATATGTTTCCCAAAACTTCAATAAGTCTTTACGAAAGTGGATTTCAAAACGAGGCATTCCAATTGAATCGAGATATTCACAGACAAGAAACTTAACTAAGCAACAAAGAGCAACTAAGCAAATAGATGAGAAAACTAAAATGGCTTATGGCATGGGAGTAAGTATCAAAAGAAAAGGACTTAAACCTACTTTGTTTATTACAGATGCAGTCACAGAGGAGACCTTAGAAAGCATGGCATCAGGATTAGCGAATGCACTCGGAGCATCAATTACAATAACTTTAGCAAATAATTTAATGAGATGATAACAATATCAAGTAATCCTTATAATTGGCAAAATTCATTCAATGAAATGGTATTCAATGTGAGTAGCACAAATGCACTCGCATCAGGATTTCAATTCTTAGTGGATGTAAATGTATCAGGTCAGACCAATCCTGTAACAAGGTTAACCTACCCAAAGCAACCGAACACAGGAGCGATTGAGATAAACCTTAACGAGGTTATTCAAAACTATGTAAGCTATGACTTACTAAGTTCATTCAATGCAAGCGGAACACAGAGGGTTTCAAATGCTCGTGCGCCTTATTGGATTGGATTTGGTGAAGTGTACAACAACGCATCAGGCATCCCGACTATCTATCCTGACTTAGCTTCATTCGGTTCAAGTGGTTCACCTAAGTACGGTACTAATGCAGTATTTGAATTTCAAACATGGAACGCATCAAGCTATCAATCGTATGCCTTAAGTCGAAGTAATCAAAAGTCTTTGAATCAAGAAACATTCACAGACGTAATCCGATTGGACCAAAATAGAATACTTCAATTCTTTGATGTGAGCGGAAATATATTTGATGTCAATAATATAATCTATAATGAAGTAGGAACTGCCTTGTATGGGTCGGTCCAAGCGGTGACAAGGGTTACAGATATAGTTTCGATTAACGTAGGTAAACGAGAATGGGAAAACATGGGCAGTACATGGAATACCTTTTTAAACAACGCCGCCGCAAGTTATATTGAATTAACATTTAGAGATAACACAGCGGCTACTCTTTACACACGCAGAATGAACTTAGATTTGTCTTGCCCTAAGTATGACATTTATAGACTGCATTGGCTAAACTCTTTAGGTGGGTTCGATGCTTTTAATTTCAATAAGGTATCAGTCAAGAAAACTGACATTGAACGAAAGCAGTTTAAAAGATTTCAACCGCTCAACTATTCAGAATCATTCAGGGGCAAAACAAACTACTTCACAAAGTACACCGACCGCATAACATTAAATTCAGATGGCTTAACAGATGCACAATGGGAAGGACTTAAGGAACTATTAACAAGCCCTGTAATTTACTTAGAACAAGATAATAACACTTTGCTATCAGTTAATATCTTAGAATCGAATTACGATGAACTAAACTATTTAACTAACAGAACGATTAGCAACTTAGTGATTAATATTGAATACGCATTTGATAATTATAAACAAACACTATGAACGAAAACGAATTAATACTTTATGCGTACAATGCAAGCGGGTTTGTTTCAGATTCGTTTCAAGTTGACTTAACCGAGTCAGTAAGTTTACCGATTACTAAAACTATCATTGATATTCGTGAACCTGAAAAAAGACAAAGCGATTATTCAAAGACAATTACTTTGCCCGGTACTTCGAATAATAATAAAATCTTTAACCACATATTCAAACTTGATAGGGCAACAATAAACGAAACTACAATAAACTATCAACCCGACTTTAACCCTAATTTAAAAGTCGATGCTATCTTGTATCGTTCAGGTATTCCACAGATAACAGGATACTTACAACTCAACAACATTAAGAGAACGGATGGCGATATAGAATACGAGGTTATAATTATCGGGAAGTTTGCTAATATGTTTCAAGACTTAGGAGAAAAGAACCTAAACGAATTAGACTTATCAGCTTATGACCATGAATGGAATCGTGATAACATAGTTAATTCATGGGCTACTTCGATAATTAAGGATAACGCTACTTATGTAAACTTCAACGTATCAGGCGTGCCGAATGGTGAGGGTTATGTTTATCCTTTAATTGATAGGGGCAATTCGGTGGGGTTTGGTGAAATTACTTATCCATTAAACACAATGTATCCAAGTGTTTATGTTAAGCAAGTAGTAGACTCAATCTTTAGTGAAGCAGGCTATCGTTACGAATCAGCATTCTTTAATTCTGAAAGGTTTAAGAGGTTAATAGTTCCATTCTCAGGCGGTGAGTTTCGAATGAGTGCGCAAGAAGTAGAGGATAGGACATTTGATGCAGAAATTACAACGCCTTACGGCTTTACTCAGACAGCTAATTTAGCACAATTAGTTACTTTTGACACGCTAAACAAAGACACAAGCCCCGCAGGATTTGACATTAGTACCGATATTTTCACGATGCCAGCAGGATTGGCAGGCGAAAATACTTACAGATGTACACTTAATCTTGATTTGCTTAATGTTTCGGGCGGTACTTTTGCGGGTGGTAGCTTTACGGCTATTAATCTAACTATAATTAGACTCACATCATTAGGGGTTAGGAATGTTTTAGGGGTTGGAAATTTAAACATTGATACATCAAGTTTAGCTAATGGAGATAGTGTGACAGCAACTATTGACGTACAATCAAACTCAGCTTTAATAAACACGACTGACCAAGTATATTGTGAAATTATTTTTGTACCCGTTGGATATAGTGCAACTGATTTTATTTTAAGTGCTGAAGCAGATTCATTCTTCTTCAATTCCCCTTCATCATTATATCAGGAAGGTTCATCAGTTAACATAAGTTCGGTATTGCCTGAGAAGGTCAAACAATCTGAATTCTTAACGTGGTTAATTCGTGCCTTTAATCTCTATTATCAAGTTGACCAAATCG